CGCCTCCTCGGCAAAGTGCCGGTGGGGGTAGATCGCGATGAGGGTGAGGCCACGACGCACAGAAAAGACCGTCTCATCGCCCCCAAGCCCCGGGCGGGCTGGGTCAATGCCTACCTGGAGCTCGCCTTGGGCATAATGGAGTGCGAAACGATTGACGGCGCTCTTATTTTGGTGAAGGGTTTTTTGGTCCGTTTTGAGGAAATCGGGCGCCCCACCCGCCACTCTCTGAGCATGTATCTAGGCGAAGGCCGCGTCATATCCGAGGCTGTGATCCTCCGCAGCCCCGCATTTGCGCGCATATTCGCCAAAATAACGAAGGCCCTCCGCAATCACCCCGACGCACTGCTCGAATTGACCGAGGCACTAGAGGCCAGTAATGGCGACTAGCACGACGGCGCAGGAAGTAGCGAACCGAGCACGCAGGAAAGACACGGCGTCGATATTATCGATCCTGGCTGCGGGGTTGCGGTCTGAGGTTGTGAGCCTAGGGCTCGGTGGCGACGGCACAATCACCTGGCCCTGCGTCCGATACCAGAGCAACCCCGTCGCATTCGCCCAAGAGATTCTCGGAATCGAGCCATGGGCGAAGCAATGCGACATCCTAAACGCAACCCGAGACCATAACCGTGTAGCCGTCAAAAGCGGGCACAAGGTCAGCAAGAGCAACAGCGCCGCAATCCTAGCCCTCCAGTGGTTTTGCTCCTATCCCGACGCGCGCGTTGTCATGTCCTCCGTCACCGATCGCCAAGTCAACCAGATCCTTTGGCGCGAAGTGCGCAAGATGCACGCGCGGTCAAGGCTCGGTATCCCCAACGGCGACCTAGCCCTATTGCGCAATCCGAATCTAAAGGTATATCCAGTTGGCGGCATTATCAAAGGCTTGGCTCGTACTGGTCTAAAGGCGGAGGACTTCCGCGAAATCGTAGGATTTACCGCGAAAGAAGCGGAGGCAATGGCGGGCACGTCCGGCGCTAATCTATTGTATATTCTCGATGAAGCATCAGGCATCCAAGACGACATATTTGAAGCCATCGAAGGCAATCGCGCAGCCGGTGCGAAGATCGTATTGTTTTCGAATCCGACACGCAATGAAGGCGAATTCTTTGAAGCGTTCAATTCCAAGGCAAAAACGGAATCAAACCCAACGGGCTATTATTGTATCACTATTAGCTCTGAAGATACACCCAATTGCCAAGAGAATAGAATAGTCATCCCAGGCTTAGCCGGGCGTGATTGGGTCGAAGAGAAAAAAGTCGAGTGGGGCGTCGACTCCGCGCTTTTTGCCGTGCGAGTCAAAGGCGAGTTTGCGACGAAGGAGGAAGGGAAAATACTTCCGCTTCACCAAATTACGAGCGCCGTCAATCGTTTCGCACTCGATGATGCCAAAGGCGATCTCCAGGTAGGCATTGACCCAGCCGGCCCGGGGCTTGGAGGCGATGAGACGGTCTTTGCTGTGCGTCGTGGCCTCACCATCATCGCGATCTACCCGCACCGAGGCTTGGCCGAGGAGGCGCACGTCAGTCAGCTATTGCTCATCCTGGCGCAGCACAGGCTACCGCGCGAGCCCGTGACGGTATGCGTTGACCGAGACGGCCCGATCGGCTCCAAGGTTTGGAGTATGCTCCGCGACCACAACGATCACGCGGGGGGCGAACGCTTTAGCCTGGTTGCCGTCAGAGCGTCGGATAAGGCGCAGCGGCAACCAAAGATCTACGATAGGATGCGCGACGAGTTGTGGTCGAATCTGGCGCAATGGGTCAGGACGGGTGGCGCGATTCCCGACGACTCCAAGCTAGCCAAAGAGCTGCACACCCCATCGTGGATGCAGCACGTCTCAGGCAGGCTCAAAGCGACCGACAAGGCCGAGATGCGCAAGATATTACATCGCTCACCTGACCGCGCGGACGCTTGTGCGCTGGCGGTTTGGTGCCCTGTCTCGTACCAGGTTGATGAGGGAATCGTCACCGAGGCAAAAGCGGAAGAGCGTCTTCCTGAGATTGATCCGTACTCGGGGCTGGATTGTTGGCGATAACGTAGAATTCACCGGGTGGCACGGCGGTGTCAGTTTTAGGCAATTCGAACGGGGAGAGCATCGCCTTCACGCGTCCATAGTCGTCTGGGTGCACGATTATCATTCTTCCCTCTCGCACCACACAATGGTTTCAATCGGTATCGGCTCAATCGGTATCACCTCCCACACTGCGGTGATATTCGACCCACCTGGCATGAATTGAGGCACACCGTAGAGCAATTCGTCGACGTCCGCAGGAGTCTCGCAAACTCGCACCTTGTTGCCGTTGAATAGGATTTCTTTCATCCAATCCACCCAGTCTTCCCAGCCTTCGCGGTGTTGATAATAGCTTCGACGATTCTGTCGACGGCCTCACTTTTGGCTTGTCTAACCTGCTCTCCAATCACATGCCCGCCGAGCGCGGTATCGAGGCAAGCGAAAAGCCGCTTGGCTTCGTCCTGCTCCAAGACAAGTTCGTGATAGTCCCCAATCCGCACGCTGTAGACCTGGCGATGCGGCGCGTCTTCGCTGACGTTGGTTTCGATGTGGATGTCTTTCATTTGTCGCTCCTCAGCTATCGTGCCAGTCAGGAGAATGTAACCCGTGCAAGTCGCGAGAGTGCAACCCAGCATCTTCTTCTATGGGCGGCGGCTTCAGAAACTCCGCCCGTCGGCAGCACTCCGCCCAGTCTCCGCCGTGGCAATAGATATCGCCCATCGTGATTGGCTTGCCTGGCTCGGGCTTCCACTTCGTTAGGTCGTCTTTCATTCTGGCCCCATTATCGTCTGCCACATGCCCATGAGGCAAACGCCGCAAACTACTCCAAGCGAGTAGGTGTCAAGGTGGAAGCAGAAAACTAGGATCGTGACAGCAACCTGCGGCGCAAGCCTCAAAAGCGGGAGAGCGTAGCGCGTTGGGGTTCGGGGGTTCATTTGTTGCGTCTTGCGTTGCATGTTAGTCGGTTCATGAAAACGTCTCTATCCCAGTGTTTAGCTTCTAGTTCGGTTTGCATAGTAAAGAGCATGGCGGTTGCTACGTCTCTGTGACTGCCCCAGTAGACGATGTCGGTATCACGCCACCCCGCCGCGCAAGCAAATTCTTCGAGCACTTGGATTCGCATATCGTCACGCGTTGTCATGTATGGCACTCTAGACGACACTTGAGCCCGCGTTTGATGAGCATCAGAACCGTCTGAGTCATTGACGGTTTGATCCTAGTTGCCTTTTCGATATCCAATCTAACAGCCTCAATCGAAGCCAAAACCTCGGCAGAAACCGTAACCCAGACCTTTTCTTGAATTCGCTGCATTGGTATCTCCAATTGTTGCTAATCCCAATAGCACCAATGATATCACATTGCAAGGCGTGTGATGTCATATAGGGTACTTCTTCGGTGTGCCGCCGAAAAACATCCTTGACTATCCAAGAGAAGTTCTCCGCGCCCTCTTGGGCGTTTCGGCATACGAGCAGCACAGCACTCCCTACAGCGCATCTCCCGAGCAAGAACAGTCAATCCGCGAGGCCATGGGCGGCAACATCCAGCCGCTGCCGCAGACCATCACACGTTGGTATCCAGCCGATCTTGAGAAGGCCGTCCGTCAAATGGACATCGGCAGTCTCAAGATTGCCGCGCAGCTATACCGTTCGCTGCGTCGAGACGGCGTTATATCGGGCCTGCTTTCGACATGCACTGATGGCCTAGTTCGACTTCCAAAACGATTCTACGGCGACCCTGAGCAAGTCAGCGCACTCGAACCACGCAACGGCACAGCGTCGACTTTCGACGAGATGTTTCCGCCTGCTGAGCTTGCACTACTCGCGGCCGATGGCCGGGTGATGGGCGTGGGCGTTGGCGAGCTTTTGCCCGTCGACGGTCGCGACTTCCCGGTCTTTCAACGCCTTGACCCTGAATTCCTCCAATACCGCTGGAACGAAGGCCGATGGTATTTTCTTTCGCTTGCTGGTCCGCTTCCGATCACACCTGGCGATGGCCGCTGGATTCTTCATCTGCCCGGTGGACGAAACACGCCCTGGCAACACGGCCTGCTCCAAGCCCTCGGTCGTGCGTGGATCACCAAAGATCACGCGCTCCAGCATCGCGCAAACTACAGCGCAAAACTAGCGAATCCCGCACGCGTTGCTTACACGCCTCTCGGTGCAACGGAAGCGCAAACGAACAACTTCTTCCAGCGCTTGATCGCGTGGGGAGTCAATCCCGTATTCAGCCTCCCGCCCGGTTACGAGATCAAACTACTCGAATCCAACGGCGTCGGCTTCAAGTGTTTTCAGGAAGAGATCTCGACTTGCGATAACGAATTCATGATCGCTTTGGCGGGCCAGATCGTCACTGTAACGGGTGGCGCTGGCTTCGCAAATGCCGACATCCACCGCTCGATTCGTAGCGACATCATCAAGAGCATCGCCGACTCGCTCGCGTACACGATCAACACACAGGGAATCCCGCCGTGGGTTGCTGCGCGTTGGGGCGTTGAGAAACTGAACGAGCGCGCGATTGTCGAGTGGGACGTCGAGCCTGCAAAGGATCGCAACGCGGAAGCACAGACGCTTGTCACCGTTGCGAATGCGATCGGTGTGCTTCGCGACCAGTTGCGCAAGTACGATCGCGATGTCGACATCGTCGAGATTTGCAATCGTTTCGGCGTGCCTGTCTTGGGCGATGTCGACAACGACGGAACTCCCGAAGACGCGCAAAAGCTCGGGCCTCCGAAGCTGGATCTGCCTCAAGCTGATTTCGCAAAGACCGTCCGAGTAGACGAAGCGCGCGTATCTCAAGGACTCGAACCAATCGGCGACCTGCGGCTAATCTCTGCGCTTGACATCCCGTTTGCCCCCTCCGGTGCGGCTGGGTCTGTACCTCCTCCAGATCCTTCCGCTCCAGTAGTCGCAAGCGAAGTTTCAAACGAGCCGCTAACGGATGAAGATTCGGTGCGTCTCGCTGCTGAGATGACGGAGCACAAGATCGAGCGCTGCCAGCATGGCTCGCTCAACCGTTGCCGCCTATGCAAAGTCGAGCGCGTTCGCGAATTGTCGAAAGACGATAACGGGCAGCCGATCAAGGACGGCGAAGGTAATCAGCTTTGGGGCGTCGCTTGGAGGCATATCCAATGAGCGCAGCTATCAAAATGCGCGGCTCAATGGCCTTCGATTCGACGCTTTGCGAAAAAGTCGACGGGCTCCCGGTTGCGTTTCGCATTTGGAAATTCGGCGTCAACCCGACCGATAAGGACGGCAAGGTTGTCAACGTCAACGTAACCAAGCGCGCAATCGGCTTGCTCCTCGAAGAGCAAGCGCGGCGCGGCAATCGATACAGTTTCGACGTCGACCATATGTCGCTATCCCAGAACGCGCCCCCTGAAGCGCGGCGAGGCATGGGCTCACATTTGCTCGCAGCTAGAGGCACTTCCGAAGAGCCCGAACTCTGGACCGTCGATTGCCGTTGGACCGAATTCGCGGCGGCTGGTTTGCGCCAAGCGGTGCCCGAGTGGCTGTCGAGTTCTCCAGCTTTCGACATCTCCGCGAACACGCTGGAGCCGGTTTCGTACACGAACACATCACTCACAAATAACCCAGCGACGCACAACGCAACTGTGTTCGCGAGCCTGGGTTTCGAAGCGCCTGCAACGTGCGGCGCACAGGAGCAACGAATGGAATTTAGTGCATTCCTTGCGGCTTTGCAGGAGCTAATTGCAAAAGCGCAAGCACCCGTGACGGCTGCGGAACCCCCGCCCGTTGCACCCGCTGAACCCGTAAAGGCAGCCGAACCCCCGCCCGCCGCTCCCGCAAAGGAGCCCGATGGCGACGAAGTCAAAGCAAGCATCACAGCGTCTGCTGTTGATCTCGGAATCGTCGCACGCGTCCACGCTCTAGAGTCCGAACTCAACAAGCGCAACGAAGCCGACGAGCGCGTGAAGCTGCTCGCAAGTCGAAAAGACTTCGGAGCCGACACACTCAAGAGCCTTGAAAAAGCATCGATTGAGAACGTCCGATTCGCCGTCGCCACCTTCCCCAAGAGCGCGAACCTCGCAGCCGTTGTGAACGTGCAAGCGACCCGAGGCGAAGGCCAGGGCGAGACCGTCAGCGCGCTCCCTGCTGACGAAGCCGAGCAGTTGAAGATTCGAATGGGAGTCAAGGAAACCGTTCGCGCGTGCCGCAAGGACGGGAACGTCATGACGTTCGGCGTCTCCGTGCCGAAGGAGAGCAAGTAATGACCGCTATCGCAACTACCGGCAAAGGCCGCGCTCTTATCCAGGAAACCTACGGATACAAGGTCTTTAAGATCGCCGCCGTCAAGATCATGCGCGGCGCTGCGGTAGGTATCGACCTTGCTACCGGGTTCGTTACCAACTTTACCACGGCTGGCGGGATGCTCGTTTTGGGCATGGCGCAAGAGACCGTCGACAACTCGGGCGGAAGCGCTGGCGATCTTTCGATCAATGTCAAGCTCGCCCGCGAAGTGGCTTGCGTTCGATTCGTCAACAGCGGCTCCACAAGTGCTTGCGCGCAGACCGACATCGGCAAGCGCTGCTACTTCGTTGACAATCAGACCGTCTCGATCCTGCCCACTGCTGGCCCTCTCGCTGGCACGATCTTCGACGTCTCCGCAACGGATGGCGTGCTCGTCGAACTCGCCCTAGAGCCCCTTCGCGGACCTGGCTATCTGGCTGCCCCCGCTGTCGTTTTCGCCGCGAATGACTGCGTAATCGCTCGTCCTGGTCGTGGCCTCCACTACCTGTGTCCGACCACCGCAGCCAACTCGACCGTATCGCTCGGCGCCACCGGAGCAGTTCGCGGAGACACGATCTGCTTTACCGCCGACGGCACTGTCAACGGCCACACGGTCCAGTTTCGCAACGGCTCGACGAACATCTCCGCCGCACTGACCGCTTCGAAGGCCCACGGCGTGACTCTTGTGTTTGACGGAACCGGATGGGCCGTAGCTGGCGCCATTGTGAGCCCGTAAGAAAGGACTGATTTATGCCTATTATTTCTTCATCGTGGCTCGCTGATTTCGAGTCCAACATGCAGATTCTGACCGAGACCGAATATGATCGGCTCACTAAGAACCTGTGGTTCCAGAACGTCGTCAAAGAGCGGCCCAGCAAGACGAAGCGCGAGCTGGTTTCGTGGCTGCTCTCGACCGCGCAGATCACTCCTCAAGGACTCGGCGGTAACGCTCGGTTCGACGACATGGTGTCTGCTCAGACCGAGTTCACCAACCAGGACAGCGGCGCTGGCCTTGTGATTCGTCGTCAAGAACTCGAAGACCTCGACGGCAACGGCATCGACGTTGCTACCCGCTGGGCTGCGGATATCGGCGCTTATATGGCCTATTACCCGCAGAAACTCACCTACGCAGCCATGTTGGCAGGCACCAGCGCGCTTGCCTACGACGGCAAGGCGTACTTCGCGACGGACCATCCATGCAACCCAAACGGCGGCGGGACCACGTACTCAAATCTGCTCTCTTCAGTGGGCATCTCCACTGCTGTTACAGCAGACGTGGCGCTGACGAACCTTTCCACTGTGTTCGGCGCAATCGGCTCGATCAAAATGCCGAACGGTGTTGATCCTCGTATGCTTCGTCCGAAGGCGATCATGTGCTCGCCCAAGTTGTACCCCCGACTTGTGCAGCTCACGAGCGCTAAGTTCCTCGCGCAAGGCGGAACGGGCGGCGCTGGTTCTGGCGATGTTTCCAGCCTGATCTCCGCGCTCGGGTTCGGTACTCCGATCATGCTCGACGAGATGGCCGGTGCGGATACGGACTACTACGTGCTGGCAGAGCAGGCGACAAGTTCGCAACTCGGCGCGCTCGTGTACGTCAATCGCGAGCCCTACAAGATCACCTATTACACCGGCCAAGGCGGAGGCGACGGCGTAGACGCGAAACTGGACCGGATGCAGGAGCTTGAGTGGCACTGCCACGGGCGAAACGTCGTTGGCTACGGCCACCCGTTCCTCTTGTTCAAATGCACTGCCTAGCCAAATAACCCTCCGTTTAGCCCCGCTCTGAAACAAGGCGGGGCTTCCCCCGTAGGAGCGTCCTGTGTCCCAATACTGCACGATCACACAACTCAAAATGCTTGGATCGATGCCTGCGGAAGACATCGACGCTCTGAATGTTTTGTATCCTGGCATCATCGACGCTAACCTCGTATCCGTATCTGGACAGATTGACGCGCGGCTTTGCAAGCGGTATGCGGCCCCTTTTTCGACGCCTTATCCCGATGCGGTTATCTCGGTGTGCGCTCGGC